AAACTTCTAAAAGGAGATTAAAGTTTATTCTTCAGCTAACTTAGCAAAATAAGCCAAGTCATCGTCATCTTCAGTTACAATTTCAGGTTCTGGTTCTGCTTTACGTGGCGCAGCCTTCAATGTTTCAACTGTTGTTTTTGCAACAGGTTCTTCACCATTAAGACCAAGAACTTTTTCCAAACGTGTCTTCAAAGCATCATATGTTTTGAATTCTTTTTCGTCTGTCAATTCTTTCAAACTGAATTCTGATTTCCAAATTGCTTCTAACTTAGCGTCATCATCAAGCAATGGTGATGGTGATGCAAACTCAGACTTATCATAGTTTTGATAGCCTGCAACTTTAGTAATCTTCAATTTGAAGTTAGCACCAGACCACAAATCAAATGGGTTAAATGCTTGTTCATCTTCAAATGTTGGATTCATTACACCTGTAATCTTCTCAAAAATCTTAGCGCCAAACTTGAACAATTTAACTTGTCCTTCATTCTCTGGATGCTTAGGATCAGATACGATATACACATTAGCAATGTAACTTAGTTTACGTTTTTGTTTACGTACAACGTCTTTGTTGGCTTCAATGCCAGAGGTCCACAATTTGTTGTTGTGTTCACATACTGGACATTGCTGACTCTTAGTAGTCAGACACTTATCGATTAGCCAACCGCCAGGTCCCTGGAATCCATGTTCAAAGATTTTAACCCATGGCAATGAATCGTCACCATCTACAGCAGATGTAGGTAAAAAACGAATAGTAGCCATGCCGTTACCAGCTTTGTCTACTTCGGGTCGCCAGAAATTATTGGATTTGTCAGAGCCTTCTGATGTGTTGAGTTGCTCAACTTTGGCTTTTAGTTTGTCGAGATTGCTTGAAGATTCTCGTTTGAGATTTGCGAATGATGTCATTTTATTTCCTTATTAAACGGAGTATTACGGAGTATTAACGGATTGTCCACTTTGTACATAATATAACCATATTTATACACTCAGGAGTGTACTCAAGATACTAATTGTTGTCAAGGCATCTTTGTGAAGTATGCCAGTACCACCTGCTTTATTCCACGCATCGATAACATGTTCAGTATCATCAATGAGTATGGAATTTTTATCTGCATATTGTGCCTTGAGAGAAGCACCAGGCACAAAAATTGCAGGATATGTAATGCCATGTTTATCTAACCAAATTTGTTTTTGGCGTGATATAGAGGCATTACTTGAAGGCCTTGCTGTAGATGATAACATCTCAATAGGCACTTCAATTGTTTTAAGATAATTGAGTAAGTCATCAGCATCCGGCATTTTATTCAATGTAGCAAATGCATTAGCATTAATAAACTTATGAAACAGGTCACCAAATCTACGGCGACTTTCTGCTGATGCAGGTGATACATTAAACATTTCTTTGAACTTGGAATTAAAATCACAGATAACACCATCCATGTCCAAATAAACTTTAGTAAACTTATGCATGTTCTTTAACCAACTCTCTTAAAATGTTTTTGAATTTAACTTTGTCGTAATTGATAAATGGTGTATACTTCTCACACTTCAACCGCCAATTCGGCCAAATAATATCGTCACTTATCTTTCTATTCCACATAGGAAAGAAATTCATAATATCATTAAGTATCACCATTGTTTCAATTTGAATCGATCCTGACATAACCTCACGTAGAAGATTAGGATGTTGACCATCTATGACTGCCAACATTTGTTCAGGATCATCATCGCCTAAGAGACCTATTATATCATTTTCAAACACATATGTCAAGGACTGATTGGTCTTTTGCCACTTTGTATATGCTTTATCTCCTTCAGGTCCAATCATCTCACCGACCCAAGAACTATCACCATGAACCAAATTGGCTATAAAGAAATTCCTAAGTTCTTCTAACGTGTACTTACGGGATAATTTATAGAATTGATACTTGGACTTGTGCTTCATAAAAGTTTCTTTAGATACATTGGTTTTGCCATTGTACTTAAAGAAATCATATGAAGTTGAGGTGAAGTGAGTCTTTAACGCATTATATAAGGCAAAGGCCGCAAAGCCTGTGTTCTCATTCATATAGGCAATTTAGAGTTTTTCTTGATTAAGTTAACTGCTTGTGCTTCTTCACGAATTCTAGCTTTAAGGTGAGATGAGATTAATGTTGCAGCAACCTCAATCTCTACACCAGTATCTTCACAATATTGAACAATGGTTTCCATACAAGGCAAATTGTAATCGTCAGCCATTTCTTCAATCTTCAAACTGAATTCACGTATCTCATCTTTAGTAGGCATTATTTTTTACCTAATGCATAGGCCATACAAACAGGTTTTGCATCTGTTTCATAGGCACATTTAACAGAGATGGGATCTACACCTTTTTGAATTGCAGCCTCAATGTTTCTTGCCATGTTGTTTCTATCGTTGATATTGTACATGATAGCACCAATGATGATAGAACAAATGATAAGAGTTCCACAAACTGTTGTTGTTAGTGAATTTTTTTCCATGTTATATAAACTCCTTGTTTCGGTCGATTCGGTCTCTTTTGGAACGGTAGAAAATATGGTTACCAATTTGCTTAACTTTTTCCATCCTTGTCCAACCAGGTTGGACGTAGGAGGCGTGGTAGTAGGTTGATCCATCAGTAACATCTTTCATTTTATCATAGTTAACAACCAGATTGGTTGCAAGTTCCAGAATCTCATTATATAATCTTTTATCATGTATTGTCAAGTCATTTTCGGTATATCTTTCACAATACCACGAAAATTGACACGTCCCATTGGTTTTTTGTTTAACCACGGAACATATGTCATCACCGTATCCAGATTGGACTCTGTTTACAGTTACAAACGCAACGGCCTTCCAACCCTCAACAGGTTCATGGGCAGCTTCAAAATAGATATTCTTTGCTAAACAAGTAATTTGCACTTTCGTTGGATTAGAAAGGTCATCATATGTTGTTTTGAATGGTAGAATATTACGAGTATCTACATTGATACAGGATAGTGCTACAATAATCACAGAAAAGAATACGCTTATGAGTACAGGTTTACTTCTCATTGGGCTCTCTTTGTTGTTGAACAAGATGATAGGTTTTTACAGGAAAACCTACCGTAAACCTTAACACATTAGAAAGTGTATTTTGCGCCGACTAGGACTGTGTTGCCGTCAAAGCGTTTAACATCGATACCACCTTTTTGATAACGGTAGTCAACTGTCAAACCAACTTGTTTAGTAACTGGAACTGTAACACCAGCACCTACGATACCAACATAACGGTCACCTTGTTTGATTGATTTGTCATACAAATATGTAACACCTGCTTTGCCTGTTAGTGTTGCAGTACCTAAAGTAACAACATCATAACCAGCAATTGCACTAAACTTGTCTAGATTACGTTTAATTTCACGGTCAGCTTCAGCAGTAACGCTGAATTTACCAAAGTGTTGGCCAATAGTTAAACCAGCACCACTACGGTCTTTGTCGCTGTAATTGTCAATAGAACCATTAACACCAACCTCAACAGCTGATGCAACACCAAATGCAGCCAGCAACGTGGCCAATAGAACTAACTTTTTCATTAAAACTCCTTTAAGTTGAAATTGGTTGGTTATTCTGTTACGAGGAAACCAACCGAAACCCTAGTCAGCGTTTAGGCTGCCAATACAAATTTTTCATCATTTGCGTTTAGTTTAATTTACTTTTTACATCTCTCTGTGATGAGTTGTCCATGCCTCTACTTGTTACCCTGTCGAAACCAATACTCGCCCATTAAAGACACTCGTGGAATATCCTTAATGGACGAGGCCGGAGTCGAACCGGCGTCCAGAATACTTTTTGATTTACTTCATACAACCATAATCATCTAACGGACTCTGTGTGCTTATGCTTCACAGACTTCTTTAGAATCTTGAACCAGAGTTTTTTTACTTTCTCAAGGTTGTGTTCAAACTCTGCACGGTTTAACTTTTGAATTAGTTTTTTGACTTTCATTAGTTTGCTACCAATACAATTTTTCTTTGATTAGTTTGAGGGTCAATCATCTCTTGCCAGTGATAACCGACAGGAGGTGCTTGTACAATTGGTTGTTGTACTATTACAGGTGGTTGCTCAACCACAACTGTTCTTGGTTGTGCTAATTCATATCCTACAACACCACCGATAAGTGCAGGTCCAACCCAGCAACCACCACAACCATAATGGTAGTGATAAGAAGGTCCACGGTGCCATTGTGCCATTGAGCTGGTAGCGGCAGCTGCCAATAATAACGCTACTAAGATTTTTGCTTTCATGATGCTATTATATCCTTTCCAAAAGAAAATGTCAAGCATTAAGTGGTTTATGTACCACATGGCCAGTAAAAGTAGTCATTTTTTCTTCAATTATGAATAATTTGTAATGATAACCTATCTGGTCATTCACATCCACACTTGAATCGTATGGATCACCTATTTTATTTAGGAATTCTATCTTATTTTGCGTATCTTGAGCTTTCGCTTCTTCTAATGTATCAAACTCTTGTTGCGTTTTTGTAAAGTTATCCGTAACCACGTATGTTGATGTATAGTATTCAGGATGCAATCTTTTCTTAATACGGTCAAGTACAGATGGTGATAGATGTGTTTCTTCCCAATCTTTTAACCATTCACTTTTGCCTTTAGTTGCTATAAAACGTTTGACCTCACCATTAGGTTTACCAAACATATTCGCATCTCTAAGAAAACGTACAGCATCAGGACACATCCCAAAGTATACATATTCTCTTTCGGATAAAATGATTGTTTCTTCTCCGTCTATTGGTTTATCCATGATTTTGATAGTAATGAATTGCTTCTGCTAAACCATCAATGTGGTCTTTAGTTTTTTCTTTGAAAATAATAGGGTCTGAATCTTTTACGGCCATAATAATGACTAAATTATTTATTGGCTGACCAACTAATTCTTCGTACATCAATGAATATGCAGTAGTTTGCCAGAAGTAATCAAGAATGTCTTCTCTTGCTTTGATTTTAGATGAGGTCTTAAAGTCAATGACTGATAACTCGCCTTCATATTCAGCGATAACGTCTACACGACCAGCCATACCAAGTTGTTTAGACCATAGTGCGGCCTCTTGATAATGAATGTTGTTTATCTTA